CTACTTCAGTTGCAAGTTCAGAATCTACATAACCATCTAATGCTAGTGGTAAGCCTGCTGGTGCCGCTCCTTGGAACATAACTGAAGAATTAATAAAATGAAACAATGATTGTGACCCACTTACGTTTGCAACATCAGGGTCAACTAATATTCTAACATTACCAGAGTTGACATCCATGTCATAACCACTTCCTGGTATTAACACATTTCCCCATTGTGTAGATGAATATGCTGAAAATTTAATATTGGCTGAGTTAGCACCTAGTTGTGCATCTAGTCTAACATCTTGTTGATCTATAGTGCCAGGATCATTAGTTTTAATAAAGAATGAACCTAATGTGAATGCGTTTGCTGGGTATTCCCAAATAACTTGTTGTGCTGTATTACCTGTTGTATATGTATTAGATGATATAACAGCGGTCGATGATAAGTTAGCAAAGTTATTGTTTATCTTATCAAAGGCAACTCTTAACGGATCACCTGAACCATCGTTCGGCGATGTACCAATATTAATAATTTCGTAGTTTATTACAGCCATATGTTTATCCCAGTCTTATATTGTATTTATGCGATTGGGCAAGTAACTAATGTTATTGCTTTGGTGGAGTGGCTTTCATATTCTCTCTTGCCAATCCATTCATCTTCTCAAAACTTCTCATACCACCTAGACCTAACATAGACAATGTAAGAGTCATTAAACCTTCTGTTTGAATCACTGGAAGTATAACTTCTGCTCCGCTAATTGCGACTCCCCAGTTGGCTATAGGTGCTAGAACATAAGACCATGCTAGTCCAAATGCACATATCCACATGATAGCGGGTCTTGCCCCTGCTACAAAGATGCTTGGGTGCTTTGCTTGTTCTAAGTTGATTTGATTTTGTTGTAAGTTTGCGTTATGCAAGACCATTTTGAGTTCATGTTCAAACTCAGCCTTCTTATCCTTATCTACAACAAACTTGTCGAGTAAAGGCGCCGCTAAACCAATTACTGAATCGATAATTGCTAATGCCATTCGTATATCTCCTATAATATACTACTATTTATCTTTACCAAGCATCAAAATAGTATATAACACCATTGATGACTTTATCGACTTCACTGTCAGTCATCTCAGGGTATATAGGAAGTGATAATACTCCTTTAGATAGTGCATGACTTGTACTCATCATGTCTGGACGATTACGAATATACTCTGAGTTTCCAATGATAGTATCACTCAATGGTTTTTCATAATGTATGCGTGTTTCAATACCTTTCTCAGATAAATTTTTCTTAAGCATATCACGTTCTAAGTTATTTCTAATAACAAACTTTTGATCTTGGTGATTGCTTACATCAGTCATACATGTTACTGATTTAATTTTACTAAACTCTGCTAAGTATCTTTCTCTAATTTGTCTTCTACGTGCTTGCCATTCGTCTAAGTATTGTGTTCTAACTAATAAGTGGGCACAATCAATCTCACTCATTTTAGAGTTAGTTCCCGGGTACATAAAGTCTGGTTTGCCGTTGTCTCTCCATCGCATTGCAAAATCATATAATGCTTCATCATTAGTAACAATGGCGCCACCATTACCTGAAGCATTTAGATTCTTAGTAGGATCAAAACTGATTGCCATACCAACACCAACATCGCCGTCTGCTACTAACCAGTGTTGTGCTCCGTCTATAATACAAACATTTTGAAAACGATCTTTTGGGACAGGACGTCCATACAATCCTACGTAACATTCTAGTTGCGGTTTGTCTATGTTTTCATTAGGTACCATAATACCACTGCTGTCAACATCACATAAATCTATTTTAAATCCGGCTGATGCAAATGCATTAAGTGTTGCTGGGTAAGTTAAGTTAGGTACTCTAATTGTTTTGTATGACTCTTTATCATATGTCCATTCAGCATAAGGGTCTGTGTCTGGCATAGTAGATAATTCATGTCGTGCCATAATCTCTAATGCTTGTGTACCGCTATGACACAAAACAACATAGTGACATTTTGTTTTTATTGATAGCCAGTCTTTAAATTTCTCTGCGAAGGGACCATCAACTAAATGACCACTAGACATTGCTTTGTCTGTAGCATCAAGTAGTTCAGGCTTTAGATTTTTGTATTGTCTATCTAAACCAAAGAATTTAATTTTGTTCATGTGTCTTTAAGAATGTATGCAAATTGTAGTTACAATCTGCTAGTTTCTGTCCTCTGTGTTCATCTAATATATTATTAAACTTAATGTATTCTTGTAACATGTTTATATCTTTGCTTTCTTCTTGGCATTTTACTTTCAATGCATTTATAGTATCTTTAAAAATCTGTGATTGCCATTTACAATCGTTTAACATCCACATAAAGATTTTTGCAAAGGCTTTCTGTTTAAAGTCTTTAGGTAAATAATCGATATTCAAGTGTTGTGGATCTTGTAACAAGATAGGTCTAATATCAATTATAGGTTTGTTTTCTTTAATGTTAATGTCTTCAAAGTATTTAAACAGATCAACTATCATGTTCAAATTTCCTATTTGAATAACAGGAGTTGCCCACAGTTTAACATTATGTATCTTAATCAGTTTGTGTATACTCTCATCAATTTGACTGAACTTGCTAGGGTATCTTAGATACTCTTGTACACCCTTGTAACCATCAATACTGAGTTGTAGTATGACTGACTTAAAGTTAGGTAGATACTGATAGAATTTTGGATTAGTGTTTGTAAGATTTGTATTGATAATTAAAGTGATGTCTTTACTTTGATCTGACTCTATCAAATCACTTAGTATTTCAAAGTTCTTTTCTATAACAGTAGGCTCTCCACCAGTCATATAAATTGTATCTATATTATCTACTTGACTTTTTATGTTTTCATCAAACGTATCTGTCTCCCACCAGTAATTGCTTTCTACATCAAACTGTGGATAGAATCTAGTATACTCTGTATTATTAATTTCTAAGATTTCTTTTTCTATCTGACTGCTGTTTGTAGGGTTGCAACTTCTACATTTGAGATTGCATAGATTACCAAAACGCAAGTCAAAGAATTTAATCTTAAGATCACTTTTAGTTGCAGTTGGAATAATGTCTTTGTATTGTTCGTTGTTGATTAGTCTGCGACTTTGACGACCATACTTTTCATTGTGATAACATACATCGCATCCAGAGATATATTCATTATCTAACATCTTTTGTCTTAGATCAACAAAGTCTTTGCTGTTGTAGATGTCATCGATACTATCATAACCTAAGTTATATTTGGTACCGTCTTCTTTTTTAATATAGTCATGTGAAATACAACAGGGCTTGATTGCCCCGTCAGGATCAACTGTAATGTTCACCCAAGGTAACACACAAAATGACTCGGTCATTTTGACTTCGGTTTTGCTTTTGACTTTGCTTTTGGCTTTGCTTTTACTTTTGTTTTAGTAACGTTAGTAACTTTTGCTGGAGCAACTTTGACTGCTTGTTTGGGTTTAGGATTTAATTGTTCTTTCCAATATGCAGAATTTGATAACCAACTATGATAGATCATTAAGCCTTCATTTAAATCAGTTATAGGATTGTAATCAAAGTCTTTTTGTGCTTTTTCGATACTTAATGCACCCCTACTAGGGAAATCCATGTCTCTTTGTTTAACTTCAATATTGCCTTTACCAACAATTGTTTTAACTGCGGTTGCGGCATCATAAAGAGTTACACCTTTTGATCTAGTAAGATTGTATGTTTCATTCTTTGCTTTAGCACTTGTTGTTGCTTGTACAATACCAGTAGCAACATCATTGACAAATGTAAAGTCTAGTTTCTCCATCTTGCCATTAACAACTATCGTCTCACCTTTCATTGCATTGATAAAGAACTTAGAAAGTACTCTGTCACAGACATCTAAGGGCCCGTAGACAGCACTAGGACGAATGATAGTATGATTTAAGTTATATTGTCTAGTATAATCTTGTACTAACAACTCACCTGCATACTTCATAATTGCATACTGACCTTGTGGGTTACAGTCTTCCCATTCTTCTACGTTATCTGTAAAGTCACCATAGACCATTGAAGAACTAATGTAAGTAAATCTGTCTACGTCAGTTTGTCTGCTTAGTTCTAATAAGTTCAGTAAGCCTTCACTCATTACTTTAGAGCCGGCAGTTGGATCAGCATTGACTACTTTCTGTCTTGGGAAACTTGCAAGATGAATTACAGCATCAAACTTTTCTTTTTCAAATAAAGTTTTTAGTTCAGGATTACCAACATCAATTGTATAAATGTTTAACTTTACTGCATCAGTCATTCTGTTTGCAATACCAAAAAATCTTTCTTTCATTACAGCATCTAATTCTCCTTGATTTAAATAGCCGTAATC